CTGCTCTGTATTGACCAGTATAATCAACATTCCACCAACCTGCAAATGTGTATCCACTTTTTGTTGGTGTGGGCAATGGAGTTGGCAATGTAGTAACACCTGTCAAATCAGTAACAGTGCTTCCTCCATTTTCAATAAATGTTACCGAAAATGTTGTATTTATATCTAAAACTTTAATTACTCCAACACCATGAGTATAAACTCCATTAATTATATAACCTGCTAAATCATACGACTCATAACTTAACCATGTTCCTATTTGTTCGGCGATATCGTATTCATAAAATGATGCTATTGGTGCATTGTAATCATCATCTTGTATCAGCGAATAATATTTGTAAAGTCCTTGTGTATCAGTATGCGTTACTATTTCATATCTATAGTTGTTAACGTCTCCGCTAGATAGTATAACATGCTCAAACTCTGATGGATCTGAGCCTATTAATGTATCAAAGAACACACCATCTAGTTCTGTTCCAAATCGTTTGGTAACATCGCCTTCATTTATAAGTCTTTGTGCCATTTCATTTTTAACCTCCTTTCTAAAAGCAAATGTAAATATACTGAGTAATAAAAATAAAAATTTCACTATCTTACACCACCTTGTATATTAGAACTTACATATATAGTACTAGGTTGAAGTATTAATGATTTAGTGTCATAATCAGGCATTAGTGGTATACCACTGTCATAAATTCTTAACATCTCTAATCTTACTTCATCATCACTTATACTATTAATATACATTAATGTAGTCTCATCACTCCAATCATTTACACCACTTAAACTCATATTTAATAGTGTAGCAACATGTTCTTTAACACTTTCACCAGCAAGTAATTTAATATCATACAAATAACATTGTTCCATCCAACTCTTAGTATTAAACTCTTTAACAATTCTAAAAGTATATTCAGACCAAGTCTCAGAAGTAACTACTCCATTAACAACAGTATAATCACTAACATACTTATATATTCTATTACCATCAGAGTTAGGATCGGTATAAAACAAAAAATTCATTACATCAAAATCGTCACCTTCATCAAGAACCATTTTGCCACCATTATCGACACCATAATATGCAATTGCTTCTTCAATAGTAAAACCTCCTAGATATAATGCTTCAGTACTTATAAATTTTTTAAATGATTCATCTGTTAAATCTAACCAATATGTTTTACGAAAATCACCTTGTTGTTCATAGCGTGCAGCTGTAACAGTAATTGCAATATATGGGTTCTGAATACTTTGTAATATCATATAAGGGTCACCCTCATCATTTTTTACTTCAAAATCAATAGTCCAATTTTCACCTCGTTGAATATATACGTCATCACCAAGTAATTTCATTATACATTACCTCCTGTCAATTGTGCTGCATTTGAACTTGAAGTTCTTTTTGTTTCTGCACTATTCTTTTTATTAGTATTATTTACATTAGCAGCATGTGTTCTACCATTTCCTTCTGGACCACTATTAGCACGAGCACCACCTCTTTGTTCACCTTGTTGAGACAACATTTTTACTGCCATGTCTAATACTTCAGGACTTTGCATTAATGCTTTTTCTAAATCTGGAGGTAAATGATTTTCTGTCTCTTTTATACCTGCTAATACTAACTTAGCAAGAGGGTATTGTAAACTTTTCATAATATTCCAATAAAGCTTTTGTGTTCTCGGGTCTTGAACATTACCCATAGTTCCCATTGAAAATTGTTGTAAAGTTTCTTGCCACATTTGTACTCGATTATTTGACAAAGTAGCAGCAGGGTCTGTACTATAAGCAAAATCGTCATTATAATAAATATTACCATTTTTATCTTTACGTAAAAACATATATTTATTCCACATCATTTCTTCTACTTCACCATTAGGTAAAGTTTTGACAAATTTACGAGTCTCATCGCTGAATGCTAACAAATATTTTAACATCAAATCATATACTTCTGAAAATGATGCTGCTTTTGTAATTCGTAAAGATTCAAGTCTACCAGCTGAACGTGCAGCACTAAATTCTTTTGCTTTACCAGAAATAGCAGTTGTATCTATTTTACCTTGAAAACTCTCTGTGACTCCTGATGCTGAACGTGCATTTTGATAAAATAATTGTGAAGCATTTACATCTTGTGATACATCTGCAGCAACCTGTATTACTTTTATCATATTTGCTTCTTCAACACTACGAACTCCAAGAAGTTTAAAGGTATCATCTTTGTCACCCATTTTTATCTTATCAGGTTTAGTAACAACTGCACCAGATTTCATAACCTTTTCTTCAGTTTTTGTTAAGATCTTATTAATACTATCTTGCATATCTAATAAAATATAACCTACTTCAGACACTCCATACAATGACTCTAAAGAACTAATACTAACTCTAGGAACAAATGGAAGTTGTCTAACTCTATAAAAAGGAATTTTTGTACCTGCTTCTAAAAATGTCTCACTTCTAGCAATATCTGTAGGGTCATCGGTCTCACCTGCTTCATAAGGATTGATTAATCGTTCTAAGTTTTCTGATAATTCTTCTTCTACTGCATTTTCATATATAAATTGTTTACTACCACAAACACCACAATTCTCAGCAAGTGGAACTGTTGCGCCACACTTTTTACATTTACGCAATTTACGTATTTGCCAATCTTCGTCCCAAGAAATTACTTGTTGACTACTTGCTGCATACATAAATCTACCAATTATACCATTTTGGTTTTTATAATAATAAGTAATTACTTTAGCAGTATTATTACCACTAGAGTCTGAAAGAATTAATCTACCATACAAATCATATATAGTTGCTAAACTAATTTCTTTTATTTCAAAGCAATAATTCATTAATTTATAATTAATACATCCTGGTTCTGGAACTACCTGATCGGCTAATAATACTTCTACTCTTAAATCACCACTACGTTCATGTGTACTATCTAGACTGTCCCAACATATTTTATACCAACTAGTTCCATCAATATATGTTGCTCTCTCAGCACGGTCATTTTCTTTTTCCGTTAACATTCTGTCCATTTCAAACTTTAAATAATTTTCAGTGACATCGACTAAGTCAATATCTTCTAAACGTCTAGGTGTAAGTCTAGGCATAGGTATTGTATTATCAATTTTACTCTCAACTAATTCAAATATTACTTTTTGTAATTGTTTACTCTTACGAGTACTTTCTTCACCATTGGTTTTATTTAGTGCATTTAAAGTTCCTAAATATGCTTTTCTCCACTTTTCTAAATTACTTGGTTTTACATAATCAATACTATCTCTGGCTGCTTTTGCAATACTAAAAAGAGAATTTACCTTTACAACCATTATATTCTCTTCTTCACTATTAGTATATCTTTCTCCAAGTTGGTGTTGGAGATATAAGTCTATTCTGTCCATTTACATACCTCCATCTCTGTATTCTTCTGGAGCACCATAAGTCTGTATAAATTTTTCTTGTTGTATAGGTGTCATCTGCTCAAAGTCTTCCCACATATCTGGATACCATTTTGTATATCTAATATATCTATGTTCCATTTTAGGTGTCTCGCCAGTTATAAGTTTTATTAATCTAATAGTACCTTGTGTATCTTCATCAACCATATCATCATGTTTACCATAAGGAAAAGATTTATGTTGCTGAATTACTTTCTCTCTAGCTGTCATTGTTGTTTTTACATGCCAATCAACTTCTTCTTCATCTAAATCATCAGCAATATAATAATTACCTGCATCAACAAAATGTGTTATAGCTTGTGCTCTAGATACTTTACCACCCATAGGATTTACAGATACAACAGGTGGTATTCCTTCTATATAGAATAAAGTATCTACAATAGCTGGACCATTTGCTTTATCTTCAATTACTAATTCATCAATTTCTGGAAACATTTTAGTTAAATTTTTGATTTTTGTAATAGTTTCTGTAAAAGTTAATCTTTTGTTTACCTGATGATACAAATAAATACCACCTTCATAAATTCCTCTAATGCCAATAGCAACAAAATCGTTTTCTTCACCACCTTTAAAAGTTCCATCAACTGACATCTGAAGATACTCAAACTTTTTACGCTTTTTTATTTCTTCTGATGTAAGTGAATCTCTATCTTTTTCTAATACAAAATCACTTTTCTTAAATGACTTGTATGAAGTAGAGTCAAACATATTACCTGTTGCTGAAGTAGGTCTTCCTTGATACAAAGATGACCATACTCTTGTTCCTTCAGCTGCAATTACAATTGCCTTTTTACTTCTTAACCACTCATTTGTGTTTGCAATTTTACTTGGAAGTTCTGGGTCTCCTAAATGCTCTCCCATCAATGAGTCACCTAACTTACGACCAAGAGGGTCTGGACCTTCTGCTAACGCCTCTTCGTCATACTCACATGGTAAATTTACGTCTTTCCACACAAATTCTGCCCAATTTTCCTTTATAAAGCCAATAACATCGTTTTCTACCCATCTAGTCTGTATAACTATCAATTTACCACCAGGGTAAATACGAGATTGCACAGATGGACCCATTTCGTTCAAAATACTCTTTATAACTATTTCTGAACTTGCCTCTTTTGCATTCTTAATTGGGTCATCTATGATAAAAAGCTCGGCTCCATAACCAGTAATACCGGCTTCAAGACCACCAGCACGACAACGACCTCCACTCTCTGTGGCCCAAAGCTCAGATCGTTGTAATGACAGGTCAGGATTCTGATTAAAAATCATAGGTGCATATCTATTAAACTTATCTCTACAAATTTTGTTAAAACCCTCAGCAAATGTACTCTGATAAGAACAAATAATTACCTCACCTCTAGGATTATTACCTAAAAACCATACAGGAAGTGTCTCAGTTATCATATAAGACTTTCCATGTCGTGGCGGAACGGACAATAAAAGTATATCTAACGCTTTACCACTCTTATGTGCAAGAAATTCTTGTACTAAAGAAGTTACATATTTATGAAATTTAGTCATACAGAACCCTTCGTTCACATAACTTACAAAAGAAGGGTAGTCTTTTATCAATTTACGCCGTAATAATTCGCCTTCAATACCTTCAAAGTTATTTATACTCATTTTTAGGTGTTACCCTTTCATCTTTAAGCTCAAAAGTTATGTCTGTATTAACTATTATCTCACAACCTTCAATTTTTTTAGTCTCGTCAGTATACACATCTTTCACTAAAATCGTATCTTTAACTATTGTCTTTGTCATTTTTTCCCTCTTTATGCGCAATAAGTGCTTTTTGCATAACTTCTAACTCTTCGTCACTATATTCTTCTAAAGGATTTGCCACAGAAATTTTTTGTTTAGTCTCATCAATAGGTTTTGCACCCATACTGTCACGTCGCGCAATATAAGACGACGCATTATGCCTAGAATAATATTGCTGACAGGCTTCCATCATTTCGCCTTCAGTCGGTAAGCGAGAGAGTCCTTGAGATTTAAGTTCTTCTAACAAATGTTGCCATATCGCTATTTCTACTTGACTGGATGGCAGCAAATTTCCATCTTTATCAAGTACTTTTATCGGTTCTATAGCCGGTTTGGCATATCTGCTAACAACTTTATCTGCCCACATCTGTCTTGCGTGCTTTGGGTTTTTGTATAAAGTTTCGAACTCTCGTTGCTCTCTAATTTGTTTGTTAGTAAGCTCCATACTAAATACCTCCTATTATTATATTATATCTAAAAATAATAGTTTTTATTCACTATTTTTCTAAAATTTTTTTGGAATTTTATACTTGTAAACTTAATACAGTTCAAATTTAATACAGTTCAAAAAACACTGCACGTAGAAGCACGTCGTCTATATCGTCCTAATAGACGACGTGGTTTTTCCCTTTTTTAATACATTTCAAAATTATATATAATATAAGTAAAAAAGTTACTTATAGAAAGAGGAAAAATATGAATTATTTACAATTACAAGAAGACAATACCTATTTACTAATTACAACTAATGGCGAAACTTTTATATGTAAACGTTGGTTCGAGAAGAAAATCAATGCTTGGCAAATAAAATTGCCAGAAAATCCTAGTGGCAGAAAGTTCGTAAAGGAGTCTTTAGTAAAAAACGGTAAATACGAGTTTGAAGACAAGACAACGGGCCCAAGAGTTTTAGGCTCATCTGGTTGGAGGTCAAAAATGACGGCTGACGAGAAGGCTAAGTTTGAAGAGGCCGAGAAGGTTATTGAAGCTATTAAAGTTGAATGTATGAAACGTGTAGGTCCAGCAAAAAATACCCCTGAATGGTATACTCAACAGATTGCGTTAATGCAAGAAAAACTGAATGCGTTAAAAAAGTAAAGTCGAAAGACTTTTACTTTTTTTGTATAACTAAAATATTAGTCTAGTCGTCAATTAGTACATTAGTCTAGTCGTCAATTAGTACATTTAGTCTAGTCGTCAATTAGTACATTTAGTCTAGTCGTCAATTAGTACTTTTAGTCAAAAAGGAGAAGAAAGAAAATGAAAACAATTAAAAATGAGTATTATAGTAATTATGGAAAGTTCGAAACAATCTTTGCTGAAAAAGGCGCTGTAGT